AGTAAATCTTTCTTTTATTTGAAACACTTCCCCATAAGGTCTAGCAACAAGACTAGCATTCAGAATAGCGGGTGTCTGAGTTGACGTACCTGTAGATAAAGACATTTTTGTAAGGAACGCTGTATATCCTGCGGGAACTGTCCAAAGACCCATCAATGTTTGATTATCACCATCACCATTGATGCTAAGATAAATATTAGCAGGAACTCCAGCGGTCACTGTGCCTGTTCCTGCGTAAATTGTACCAGCATTTCCGCCACCACTACCCGCACTACGAACAATACCACGATTTATACGGAGGTAAGACTTTGTGGTGCTAACTGCTGTTTGCCCGTTCAATGTGACAATTTCGTCTATTTCGTTGTAATCGGCGTCTAGGCCAAAAACTTCTACTGTTCTTGCACCAGTTCCTGCGGCAGTGTCGTCAGTTGAACTGCTTGATACAGTCATTACTGTGGCTGATGCGGGATAAACGTATAAACCGCCCTGTTCCCAGATAGTTTCCTTGGTGGCTCCAACAACAGCGTTATAACCAAACTTAAAAACAGTTTTATGGAACGATATTTGCCCACGAGCAACTTGAAGCTCGAACGGCTCAGACGTTCCTACTCTTGTAATAGAGCTAACTTCACGAGCCATTCGAGTTTCCTTTAGTTATAAAACACCGTCATAGCAGTAATATTAGTAAAAGCAGATACATAGATATCTGTTACACGAATACCCTCTGCAGGAATGTTTACTGAGTGTGAATCAGATGCAAGAAAATCTAAATCCAAAACGGTAGCCCCGCCATTACCATCTGTGATGGTAAGGCGAGGTGTACCTGTCGTGGTTAGAACCTGTATCTGACGGATACGCGCAGGACCAACACCAGCAGAGCCAGTGGCAGTTAACCGCTTTGATTGTACATCAGATCCAGCCATTGTGGTCTCCTATTAAGCGTCAGCAAATGGAGTAGCAAGTGTGCCTGATCCCAACAATGTGCCAGTAACAAGATATTCTGCCGTAGCGATTGCTGTAACTTCCACTACAGAACCCGCGATCCCACCTGTGGTAGTGCCATTCATTGAGATCACGTCGTTGGTCGCTCCTGGAGCGAAGCCACGAGCCTGTGAAGTTGCGCTTGCGGCAAGAACAAGGTTTCCAACAAATTTATCTGTGCCATCTGTTTTGATATCAAGATCAGATGCAGTTGTACCCACAAAAAATTTGTATGAAGCACCTATAGTGTCAGAAGTGATGGTTGGAAGTGTGACCGCACCGTCTGCATCATTGATTTCAATAAGGCGACCAACATGGTCAACGTATGTCAAAGTAGTTTCTGCAGTGATGTTTACCACTGCTGTTGAACCGACTGCGGTAAAACCGCGCTCAGATCTAACTGGACCTGAAAAAGTAGTTTGACCCATTTTACTCTCCTGTCTTGGGTTATGTCAACCACACGATATGGTTGTCAGGGGTATAGTTACTTTACTCAAAAAAGAAGGGAGGCACAAGCCTCCCTTCTTATTTCTTTAGCTATGTGTATTAGGCTCCTGGAGAACCAAATACACAACGTGGGTCAGAAACACCGAAGCTATAACGCTCACGGGCTTTGTAACGCACGTTACCAGTGTCGAAGTCACCTTCCATGCTGTTTTGGATAGGTGTGCGAACAAAGTGCTTGAAGCCGTTAGGTGCATCCGTTTTAATGAAGAATGCGTCAGTATCTGTCAGGAAGTGGTTAACCACATACCCGTCAGGAAGCATTCCCATGTTGCGGATTGCGTTTACGTCGTTATCTGCTGTTGCAGGACGCAAGTTTGAGGCCATCAAACGCTCAGCTACGAACTGGAGGTTTGTTGGGATAATCAACTTCATGCCACGAAGTGCGATTTTTAGACCGCGTTCGTCAATGAAGTTTGAAATGTCAATCAATGACTGCTCCAATGAAGTTTCATTGAGGTCAGCCGCAGTTGACAGTTCGTTGCGGAAGTTGCCACCACCCGTAGTTGGGTGGTCAGTAGCACACAGCTCTTTACCATCGCCAATAGCAAAGTTGCTATCAAAAGCGTTATTCAAAATTGAAGCCGCTTTTACTTGCTTGGTATTTGCCATAGAACGAGCCAATGCACGAGTGTAGCGTGAGCTGAGTCGGTCATAAAGGTTATCCTCTACAGCCTCTTCAGTGATAGCAAACGCAAGTGCGATTGTTTCGTGTGTATAGCGAGCAGTGAACGCTTCGTTTGCTGTATCAAAAGATACAGCCGCACCTTCACCTTTAGTGGGAGCTTGACCGAAGCCAGCGAGCATTACCTCTTCTTCGAACGCCCGATCTGAATTTTCGGTGTCAAAGATTTCAGCGTGCTCGTTGTCGTAACGATCATACTCCATTCCAAAAAGAGCGTTGAGTCCTGGCTCAAGCTCTTTCATGAGTTGTGCTCTAGAAATAGCCATTCTCAGGTCTCCTTATACGCCAGCACCAGTACCGTTAGCACCGTAACGATAGAAGTGATTGTTAAGCATTACAATCGCTAACCGACCTGCCGCAGTTGCGTCATCGTTAGAAGGAGAATCTTCAAAACCGATAATACGCATATTGAGGGTATTTGTCGTATTTGCTGTTGATACAGCCAACTCAGCACTGGAAATACCAGAAGTTGCATCGCCAGAAGTACCAGAAGCAAAATTAGCGTTTGCGTGAATTGTTGAATCAGCCGCCGCCGCATCACAATTGATGAGGAAGAGTTGATCAGGATGTGCCGCAATTACACAAGTAGCCTCAGTGGAGGACTTCACAGAGGAAGTTCCAGGCCACTTGTTAGCCCAACGGGGCTTCCCGTCAAGATCAGTATAATTACAACCCATAAACGCACCGAGGAGGGGTACAGTACCACCAGCCGCCGCACCTACAATATCCACAAGACCATTGGCAAGGGGAATAACAGGGCTTCCTTGATAAATCACAGAAGAAGTTCCTGCAGTCCCAGTCAGTTGGATTTTGAAGGTCATCAGGCCATTGGAATTGTTATCCGCCCCGAGCATTTTATACGGACGTAGTCCGAAAGCAGCATCAAGATTTGCCATGCTCTTAGATTCCTTCTATTATTCAGAGCCACCTTTGGCTCCGAAAGTTACACGAGACTGCCTATCAGGTTTAATGATAGGCATCGAACTATGCTCTTCCCTAAATAAATCATTATCGACCGCTTGCATTTGATCCGCAGTTTTGCCACGGAAATAAGCATCACGCTCTTTTTTAGATTCAAGTGGGAAACGAGCTAATAAGAGACCACCAACTCCAATAACTCCTGCGTGTTTACCATCTTGGACGGTAGGAGCTTCAAAATCAGGGTACTCATCTGCGCGAACTAAGTCAAAGCCTTCGCGTAAGCGAGCAGAAAGGTTCTTTTTATCATCTTGACCCATAACTGATTCACGGATCCAACGATGTGTATAACCTTCCGGTGGGGGTGGAGCATCCAATGTGGATGGGGGTTGCCAAGGTTTGCGGCGTGAGTCTTTCTCACGAGTACTAGCTGTGCGTGGGGTACGATCCATGATCTTTTCCTTCACGATTGTAAGCGAGCTAATTGCTTCGCATATTGTTCATAACTTACACCAAGTTTATCCGCTATGGCAACCTGAGAAGGAGATAATTTTATTTTTCCTTTTTTGGCTACACCACCAGAAGATCTCGATGCAGGGGCTACAGGACTTCTGCTTTGGGCAGATTTCTTAAATTTATGCGGGAACGCTTCACGCATTCTGTTGTCCAATTCAGAATAATAATCATCTGAATTAGGGTCATAAAACTCTTCTTCAATAAGAGTCCTATGGATACTAAATGCAGTAAGCGTCATTGGCTCATCTTGACCAAACCACTCATTTTTCTGAGCCCAAGAACGTGCTTTAGGATCAGGGGTTGTCTGAGCGGGTGCTTGTTGAGCAAAATTTTGTTCAGTTTGTTGCTGTTGAGGAGGAGCTTTTTGGCGTCTTTCCAGCTCTCTTTTTGCAGATAAAGCCTGATTTTTTTCAACAGCTAGATTTGCAAGTTCAGATTGAGCTTTAACCTGAGCTTCAACATTACCTATATTTATAGCATCCTGTAACTCTCTTTGTATTTTTGCTTCTTGGGTTTCAATACGCCCAGAAAGCTCAGTTACAAAAGCGTTATCAAGAGTGGAACTCCTAGCATTTAATTCTTCGTTTGCTTTTTGGAGGCCTTTTGCGTACTCGATAGCGGCTTGTTCCCGCCTTTCCGACTCACGCATTTTATAGGTAAGGTTTTTAATACGTTTTTTAACTTTTTCGCTATAACCTTCAAGGTCGTCTTCACTTGCTTCCGAAGCTTCGACAACATTTTCGTCATCATCTTCTGTAGAAACTTCAATTTCTTGATCAGTTTCTTTTTCATCGACATCAACCTCGATTTCTTTTTCATCGTTTTGTTGCATAACTTACTCCTGTTATGTGTGCAGAATATCTTCTGGGTTGTTAATAGTAGCCAATATTTCATCATCGTTTAGTAGTCTAACTTCGCCACCATCAATTTTAAAACGGCTACCCGCATATCGGCCAAAAATGACCCAATCACCTTCCTTGCACCACGCACCAGTTTCCCCAAACTTTTGAGGATCTTTGTACGCTAACGGTCCAACTTTCATCACATAGCCACATACGGTAGCTAGTGCTTCACGCTCAACTGCTTGATCTGGAAGATAAACACCGCCTTCAGTTTTCTTTTTACCCTTAAAAGGTAAAATCAAAATACGCCAACCTGTTGGCTGTGGCATTTTTTCTATTGCGGGGGTGTCTTTAGTCTTTTCGGCTTCTTGTTTTTTAACTTCTTGCGCTTTTGCGAGGTATTCGGGTACATATAGTGTTTTACTCATGTTCTACCTTTTTTAGCAGGGCATAAAGCTCCTGTTCTATGGTTGCAAGTTCTTCGCGGCGAGCACGAAGCACCTTGAATGCAGAAAAATCTTCTATCGCGCCTTCAATAATCTGGCTTTCAATTAGATGTTTCCGTTCATTGATTATATTACGGAGTTTTTCGTGAATGTAAAGGTCTGACATCTTATTTTGTCACTTTTTTCACTTTTTCAAAGGTGCGAAGACCACCAAGACCCAGCATACCCATCAAAACAGTCATAAGCGAACTCATATCAAACTCCGGTAAAGCTGGTATTTCTACACCAGCCCATGATACACCAAACAAAATCAACGGATTTAACACAAAATGGTAGGCTAACGCGATACCGCAAGTCCAACCAATGAAAGGACGCCACCCCGCCACAAACAAACTGCGGTGCTGTGCTTCCATTTTATTGACTTCAACCTGTGCCATTGCCGCTTCATGGGCGGCTTTTTCTGCCATAGTCGCAATTTCATGCGCCATAGCGTTTTTGGCATCTTTGTCTTCAATAAATTTATCCAGTATACCTGTAACTGGACCGATTAGTGCTTGTAACATACCCTACTCCGTTCAATACACTTCCACTTTGTCACTGTCTATTCTTACTGGTTTGCAATATGCGGTAGCCCTATGCTCTGCGGGAACGCCACTAATACTTCCATAATTGCCGTATCTTTTTACTACCCTAGCCGCAAAGTAATTACAGTCATCAATAGACCGAAAATACATATCTTGGCTCTGCACCTTTCCACCTAATAACACAACCAGTAAAAACGCATGGATCATTTTTTATCAACAGATTTGACCTCTACTGATTTATGCTCATGACCCATCCATATGCCAAAAACGCCAGTCATAACGCCCATGACAACAGAAACAAAAGCAGATTGAGGAGCTGAAGGATCTTCTAATGCCATAAACCATTCAGCGCAACGCCATGACATCGCTGTGCTAACTAACATCATAAACCTAGGAAGTATTTTCCATCTAAGAAAAATATCCACAGATTTAGCACTTATCATTTAGGCAAAGCCTCTCATCATACCAGCTAGGCCGCCAATCCCGCCTGTAGGCATTGGTCGCATTGGGGGTCGCATTCCACCGTACATTGCGTCTGTAGGTCTAGGTGGAGTTGGGCGCATTCCACCACCAAACATCATAGGAGGCATTGGTCGCATTGGGGGTCGCATCCCACCACCAAACATCGGAGGCATTGGTCGCATCCCACCACCAAACATCGGAGCTTGCATTCCACCACCAAACATTGGTCTAAATGGGAACGGGCGCATTCCACCACCAAACATTGGAGGCATTGGTCGCATCGGAGCTTGCACTCCCATGCCAGTGCCGCCACCACCAAAAAGCATCGACAATGGCTGACCACCAAAACCACCTATACCAGCCGATATTGGAAGAGGAGCGGGGTCTACCTGAGGAGATGGAACAGAGTTATCAGGGTACATTGGCCGAGGGGTTGGGCGTGTAGCTCCATACATTGAATCTGCAGGTGCGGGAGGTTGTGGCATCGCATTATTAGTTCTTATAGGCATAGGAGCTGGTGCCATCCCATAAGAGTTATTCATGTAACTAGGGGCTTGCATTCCACCATACATCATAGCCATTAGAATACCCCTTTGAAAGAAGTTCCGCGGATAGCCGCACCACCGCCACGCGATACCTTGTTCGAACTACCGCGATTACTGGTGGCTACATCTAATGCTTTTACTTCACCACCATCTTTCATTTTTACGCCACGGCCTTTTTTAGCTTCACCACCTTTTGCGGCTTTCATCCGCTTTGATGTTGGCTTTTTATCATTAGAACTCATTTGGAAAATTTCAGCTTCAAGCTCGATGACTTTATCATCATCTTGGTTTTCTTTTGCTTCATCCAAAAGCTCTTGTAGCTGTTTTAATCTTTCATCATCCATAACTAGCCTAACCTCTCATTCATAATATCTGATAAGATATTTTCAGTTACCTTAGCATAAGGGTATTCATTTGAAAATAGATCTGTTGGATTAGCCATTATCCACCTCGATTCATTGTTCTCGCCATGGCAATCTGAGCTCTCATTTCAGCAATATCTTCAGCACTGTCGATACGCTCCCTAGCTACAGCGGTTTGCTCCATAGCCCGTCTAGTATCTAGCTCTAACCTCTGCTGATCGTTTTGGGCTTCTTGCATCATTTGTTGCTGTCTTATCTGCAACTCTTGTGCTTTTAGGTCAACCAATGGGTCACTGTCTTGACCAGCAAACAGCTGAGCTTCTTGTTGCACATACTGAGTCATCAATTGTGCCTGTATTTGTGATACCATAGCATCCATTTGTGGATTTGGTTGAGGCGGCTGTTGCTGTTGCTGTTGCATCTGCTGTTGCATTTCAGGCGGCATCTGCTGTTGTGCTAATGCCTGTGCTTTAAGGTTGATATGTTGCAAAATATGGTTTTGCATAACCGAAATAAGCGCAGGATTTAACTGAACAATTTTGCTAGACATATACGCTAGATGCGTTTGAATATGTGCATCATGGTCTTGCTCAGGGAAAGCCTGAAGTTGCATTTGACCAGTAAGCGCACCTTGCGCCATAGAGTTTTCTGTTACAGCATCCATAGGTGCTGGCTCAGATGGTGGCGGTAGTATTTGTTCAATATTATCTACGCCCAACGCCGCATACATTCTACGGAAGGCTTCGTAAATATTGTGCATATCAGGGTTAGCTTGGGCTAATTGCAACTGCTCTTGTGCCAAACTTACACGCTGAGACATACTGAAAATGTTGGGATTAGCGACAGGTACAATATCTATACGCCCATCAAAATCCTGTTGCTTCATACCCTGTACTGCACCTTGTACAAAGTACGGATAATCATCTTGTTGCTCGGCAATAATTTCTGCCATGAGCTTAAATTCAATCCGCATAGAATTATACAAGCGTTTATGCACCGCCGACATAATTCGGCTACCGCGCTCCATAAGGGCTACTGTTGTTCCTACAGGCATTTCAGTATTTTGGATATTACCTGTGCCAATATCTGTAGTACCTACAAATTTTTGTGCGGCTTCTACAACAAAAGCTAGGAGTTGGAACAGAGTCGCGCTCGGCTCTTTGTAGGGCAAGGGTAAAAGGGAGCGGCTGAGCTCCGTTCCAACAACATCGACATCACGCCATTCTCCTGGCTGTAAAGGCTCGTCATCATCGCGGATACGCAACCCTCTAGCCTTAAATCCGGCTGGCATATTAGCCAATGTACCCGCATCTACTAACTGTCTTAGGTTAGCTGTGGCTGTGCGGGACAAATTACCTAATAAATGAATTAAGCCATTGCCGTAAAAACCCAATCCAGGAGTAAACACATAGTGAACAAAAAACTGTTTCTTGCGTTTTAGCGGGTCATCTTCTTTATAATTTCGGTAAATAGACAAAACTTCGCCTGAATCGGCAGATACCGTTACTATATAGGGTAATTTTATACCTGTGCTTTCGTTTTCTTCATCTGTATCCGGAAAATCTTCCAAATCTAGATAACAATGGCACTCGTACAGTACAATTTCGTCAGATGACCCTGTTTTTTCCAAACCAGATAATGATTCTTTAGTTTCATCAAGCTCACTATACTCATCATCGCTACCTTCTATTTCAACATCTTTGTAAAACCCGCTAACTTGCAGTTTACGGAGATCATTTGGTAGCATTTTTACGATATGTGTGACTCTTTCTACAGAGGCTAGATCTGTAGCATTGTATGGAACTAATAAATCCTCGGCTTGCACAAATTTGCTGACCTGCCGCCCTACTTGTGGGTCTAAATACACCTTTTTAAAGGCACTACCGCATAGCCCGAGGTAGTAAAGCATTTGGTCAAACTCAGAATCGTACTCTTCCATTACATGAATTATCTGGTAATTCATGAAATCTTTAACACGTTCCGCTTGTTTTTCTATTTCGGGGTTAGTATCACCCAAGATCTGCGTACGAACTGGTCCTCCAGGAGGCAAAAGCTCCTTATACGCTTGGCTTTGGAACTGGCTTACTGCTTCATTCAGCATGGGGTGAATTACACCCGTAGCACCAGCAAAAGGTTGAGTACGGTTTTCGTATTTTACCCCTAAAAGCTCTAACCCCTTTACATAGGCATTCATCCATTCCTTGCGTGAAGACTTATCATCCTCCACTTTTTCAAGGATCATACTGGAAATGCCAGCTAACTCATCATCATTTACATACTCTGCAAGGTTGCTAAAAAACCCTGCCTCACTCAAATCTTTCTTTTCATCTTCTGGGTCAGCAAATTCTACCGAACCATCCTCCATTTTCAAAACTTCTAAACCCTCTGTAGTCAATTCAGGGGCTTCTTGCGGTATTTCTATATCCAATGGGTCTTCAGGCAACGTCTGCCCGACCAATGTAAACTCACGTTCAATGCTGTTGTATGGGTTCGGTTCTCTAGCCACGCTTACCTCCTTGAATAACACGAAGAACAGGCCGTGGACGGAGAGCCTGTTCAGCTTGCTCCATCAAGCGTTTGAGGTACTCGAATTTAGCCGTAATAGTTTGCAACTCTTGGGGGTCCCTCAACATAATCGTCATAATCCTCTGGGTGCTGTATAAACCCTCCTTCGCGAAACCGTCGGAGAGCCTGTGTTACTGTATCAACAAAGTCATCGTTTTCGCCAGCCGGAAAAGCCGCACACTCCTCAATAACTTCTTCTGCCCATCTTGTATCTGGAGCCCATACTAACCCACTTTCTAGGAGAGGCGCAATCGCATTTACTCGGGTATACTTATCATTACCTCTGGACGGGCTGTAATTCTGCACCGGAATACCCATACTGCGTAATTCTTGCGTTAAAGGCATACCACTAGCCTTCGCCTCAATTAACACACATTCCGGATCCCAATAATTATACTCCTCCATTGCAATACGCCGTAACTCAGGAAAATCCCATCTGCCACGCCGCGCATCACAC